AATTAGTATGACAAGGAAAAGATGTGTAATATGCGGAAGAGCAATAACTGAAACTTTCTATGTGTGTATTCACTGCTGTAAAGAACACGGCGTTCCATATAAATATCAGTTCTGGCCTAGATGGTTAAAAGATTTGGTTAATATGGAAATAAAAAATTTAGTTATATTACGAATAGAGGAGGGGCATTTATCTTTTTGTGTATCTGCAAAGGAAGAGTTTGATGATGATAAAGGGAATGTAGATTCTATTGGACATATGAGATACGAAGATATTGTCATGATATTTTAATTATGGCTAGAAAAACTTGTGTAATTTGTGGGAAGTCAATAACGGAGAATTTTTATGTATGTTTAACATGTGTAAAAGCTTACGATATTTCGTATAAATATAGGGATTGGCCTCGATGGTTAAAGGATTTAGTCAATATGGAGATAAAGAATTTAGCAATATTGAGGATAGAGGAGAAGCACGTGTCTTTTGCCGTCCCCCCAAGGGAAGGCTTTGCCGATGCTGACGAGGAGTGTGACGGATTTTGTTCACCTCACAAAGATATTATCAAAATTTTTTAGATTAAAACTAAAGAAAAGGAAAATAAAAATGGAAATCGAAGGAATTTATTACAAACATTATAGGAATTATAAAGACGAATGTGGCAAAGTATCTACTCATAGGTACTATAAGTCTGGGGATAATAAGAGTAAGTGGCATCCAGCATCTACTGGTGGAAAAACAGAATGTATTACTCTAGTATCTTACGGGGGAGAAACTTTTGAGATTATGGCATCTGCTAAGTGTAATACAAAAGATTTATTTTGTTATAAGACTGGTAGAGAAGTAGCTTACTTTAGACTCCAACAACTCCTTGGACATATTAAGGCTCTAGAAAACATTACAGAAGAGAGATTAAATGACGTGGGATAAACAGGTTGCTAACAAATTAAAGCAACTCAAATCCGAGTATGACTTGGATGAGCTTGCTGCCAACGACTTGCTTCAGCTAAATAACTTAGCTGAAGCAATGGCTAGTTTAGATACTTATACAGAAATGTTGGAATGGGAATTATCTTGTGATGAAAGAAATATTAAAAATATTTCTGATATTCAGAGATTGATTACAGAAGTTGGAAAGAATATCTCCTCTATATCCAACGATTTAAAAATTGATAGAAAAAGTAGAGAAAGAAAAACTGAGTCTGTTCCAGATTACATAAAAGATTTAAAGGAACGAGGAAGAAAGTTTCTTGAACAACGTATGTATTATATTTATTGTCCTATATGTAAAGAATTATTAATTAGTATGTGGATATTAAATAAGAATTTCGGACACAAGTTTAAATGTGTTTGTCCGCAATGCAAACATGAATTTGTAGTTAATGCTTCTGATTTAGAATTACATAAGAATATTCCTGACGTTATTGTTCCTATAAGCACAAAATAATTTTATATTGGAGGAATTTATTGGCATTACTTAGACGCTTAGAAATTAATGAGTTAATACTTTTAGAAATATGGGAACATCCTGTCTTGAATCCAGCATTCTTAAGAAAGGAAGTCGATGACCGTTGGGAACATACCTACTACCAAGCAGATGCATTAGCTGATTGTGGGAACTTTGTTAGCTTCAGGGCAGGAAGATCCGCAGGAAAGTCTGAAACTCTAATAGACAAAGTAGTATATTATGCAGTAAATGATTTTTTCCCCTCAAAAATTTTATCTATTGTAGCTCCTAACAGAGTCCACTTAACTCCTTTGTGGAGAAGGTTATCACAATGGTTAAGTATCCATCCAATTCTTAAACACTACAAAGCAGGAATTAACTCCCAAGTATACGACATGCAATTCACCAATGGAGTTACTATTGACTGTCGTATTGCAGGTATTCAAGGCACTGGTTCCTCAGTTATCGGTCTGCATACAGGCTTTCTAATTGTCGAAGAAGCTGGATTCTTTCCGTGGGCAGTTTGGGTAGAACTCCTCCCTACTATTAATACATGGGAATTAGGTTTTCAAGTATTTGTTTGTGGCACACCATCAGGAGAAAGAGAAAACAACGTTCTTTACTTTGCTGATGAAATATCCTCTCAGTATAATAGACATAGAATCTCCGCATTAGAAAATCCCCGATATACCGCCGAGGCTAGGCAACGGGATATAGAACAGTATGGTGGCGAAGACTCTGATGATTATAGACGTTTAGTATTAGGAGAACACGCTTCCCCTGTTGTTAGACTATTTAGTAGAGACACTATTGAAACTGGTAAACACCGTATCTTTACTGGAACTCTTTCCTCTGATGATATAAGTGTAGACCCAACAAAACTCCTGAGATTATTTGACGCTCTCCCTAGAGTCCCAGAAGCCGTGGCTGTAGGAATTGACTTAGGTTACATAGATCCTACTATTATATCCCTGTTTAAATTGTCTAATGATATATGGATAAACTTTGCTAGAATTACTTTGGAGCATATAGAATATCCAAAACAATTAGAGTTTATTGATAGACTTGATACGCTATACAGTTTTTCTTTTCTAGCTATTGATGAGGGGCATTCTGGATTAGCAGTGTCTCAAGAGCTAACTTCTGAACGCTATAGCCACAAGGGATATAAAGATAGATTAGTTTCAGTTATGTTCGGAGTTCCTATTGAAATAGGTACAGATCTAGACGGAAACTCTATTAAGATAATGTCCAAAATACTAGCTGTGGAAAAGTTACGAAGTCTGTTAGACAGCCACAAGATAGTTTTCTCAGAAACAGATGAGAAATTATTATCGGAGTTAGAGAGAGTAGAGTCAGTCAAGAGTCCTTCAGGAAATGTTTTGTATCGAGTTAGAACACCAGGGGGGAGTTTACGCGGTGAAGATCATATCTTTGCTTCGTTACTATGTTTCTCTTATGCCCTTTACATAAGAGAGGATTTTACAATAATTAAAAAGCATGTTAGATTACTTGGAGCCCGTTGGAAAAAATAACGCTAGAAGAAAACACTGGAGAAAGAATAACTAAGGTTATTAAATCATCAAGCAGACGTAGTGCTGCTGCTGATTTTAATCCTTGGACTTATTCTATTTTTCCTTCATCTAATTATCAAGTTGACAGATTTGAAATGCCTTCCAAATGGAAGGACATTGTTAAGCTTTGTTACTACTTTTATGAACGTGAGGGTTTGGTCAGATCTGTAATTGACAAACAAGTAGAAATAGGTATCAATGGAATCTTAGTTACTTCTGATACTTTATCTGACGAAGAAGTAAATCTTTACAAATATGTAGCTAATGATTTGTTAGAATTCTTATCAGTTGCTGCAACTGAATACTACATTTCAGGTTTAGTAGTTCCTGATATTGTATGGGGAACTTTAGCAAAGGAGACTACAGGTTTTTCTAAAGATTATATTGTACCGATAGATATCTGGGTTAAAGACTCCTCGAAAATAGAACTAAAAGAAACACCTCTTCCAAATAGAGTAGTACCATTATGGACTATATCTTCTGAGGAAGCTCAGTTCATAATTGATGGGGGTAAGTACGCAGATGGTACAGAAGATGTAGAGACTTTCAATACTATAAAAGAAAATTTTCCAGAATTTGTAGCCAAAGTTAAGAAGGGAGATACAAAATTTCCTCTAGTAAATAAGTACGTTATACGAAGAAAACCTTTACTAAGAAGTCCGTATCCTATACCTTACTTAATGGCAGCCTTGGAATTGCTTCTTCATAAACGTAACTTGAGAGCAATGGATTACGCTTTAGTTGGCAGAGTTATTGACGCTATTCTTCACGTTAAAGTAGGTAATGATGAGTTTCCTCTCACGGAAGATGACGAAGACATCTTAGATAAATTAGAGAATGAGTTTAATTCAAACTCTAATGCCAATAATAAACAAAGAGTATTCCAACTATTTACAAATCATACTGTAGAGTTAGAGTGGGTTGTACCTCCTCTAGACGCTTTATTAAATGATAATAAATATGATGAAATTAATAAAGAGATTTTATATTCTTTAGGATTTCCAAAGTTCTTGATAACCGGAGAGAAAGATAAATCAAATACTGGAAGTTCAAGTTCCGCTCTCCTATCTCCAGTAAAATCTATGATAGCTCTAAGGAAAGATTTTTCAAACTTTCTACGGCAGATTTTCTTTGATATGTCTGTTAAAAATAATGTAGCTAGAATTCCTGACGTTGCTTTTGCACCACTAAATCTTATGGAACTTGCAGATTTGCTAATGGTTTCTCAAGGATTAGAAACTTCTGGAGTAATATCCAAAACTAGTCTGGCAGAATTAGCTGGCTTTGATTTCATATCAGAACAAAATATGCGAGTGAAAGAAAGAGAGCTTCAGGAAAAACTATTTCCTTTAGAGGAAGTTGACCAAGATGGTAACATTGTAAAAAATACAGATGAGGAGGTTACCAACAATGAAGAAAATAGTACTAAATAGTACGTTCTCAGTAATTTCCAAGTCTAATGCTTCTTTAGATAATCCAAATATAAATAATGTAAATTTCATCTTAACAGATGATAAACCCAATGCTAACGGAGTTGGGATTCGTAGAGAAGACTTTATTTCCTTTGCCCAGTCAGCTATTTTTATGCCAATAAAAATGTCAGAGGGGGATATAGATGACCATGGAAGTTCCAAACCAGTAGGAGCTATCGTACAAGCAGAAATAGATGACGATAAGATAATTGGAAGTGGAGTAGTGTGGCCTGAAGAAAGACCTGCTGATGTAGCATTACTTAAAATGAAAACTGAAAAAGGCGAAGCCCAGATTTCTTGGGAAATATCGTATGATGGTGAAGTTACAGATAAGAACGGAACTATCTGGATAAAAGACCCTAGGCTGTTAGCAGCTACTTTAGTTAAATATCCAGCTTATATGGGGAGGACTCCAATGACGGGTTTCTCCAGTACTTCTGAAAAGAGTGAGGAAATTATGCCAGAATCAATTACGGAGCCAGTGGTTGAAGAAGTTGTGGAGCCAGTTGTGGAGCCTATAGTAGAACCTATTGTAGAACCCACAGCGGAACCAATAGTAGAACCAACAGTGGAACCAGTGGTCGAGGAAGAAGAGATAGAGGAAGAGAACGAAGAAGTTGTAGCTCTAAAGAAAGAACTAGAGGATCTTCGTAAATTTAAAATGTATACAGAAAGAAGTAAAATTGTTACTGAACTTTTAGGGGAACTTCCTAAGAAAGATTTAGAAGTTCTAGTAAATTTGAATGATGATGAACTTAAAGTAGTCAAACGTCTAGTTTCTTCCAAGAAAGAAGTGGCGGAATTTCTTCCACACATTCCTGGTGTAGAACAGGCTGACGCTATAAGTATACTTAAGAACGCTCTTAAGTAATATCGGAGGATAATAAAATGCGTATTAATAGATTTTTAGATGTTTTTGGTGGGATCGCTACAGCAGATATTGCAGAAGGTAGATTTGCTTATCTCGGTGATTCCGATGAAGATGATGTGTATGGTGTTGCGGTTCCAGCATCGGAGGCTAATGCACTACTTTCCAATGTATGTGTATCATGGCCCCCAACGAATCTCAAATCACCTTTCTACACACCAATGCCCGCCCTTTCACCAACTTGGGCACTTAGACAAGGTTTTAATCAGGATGCAAATGACCCATCTGATGTAGAGCTTTCTTATGTATATGCTGGGTCAAGAGATAGTTCAACTATTCCTTCGGGAACTTATGTAAGACTGTTCTCTTCACACTCTGTAGTCACTCTTACTAGTGGGAACTTTATTGACAGCGCAAGCTTTGCCCGTGGAGTTCGTGTGAGTATTTCTTACTCTGGCACGAATGCTGGAAAGCCTCAGTATGATGCTTCTGGTACAATCGCTATAGTGGAAGATTACGATTCAAGTGCTCTTACATTAACCCTGCGGATACTTTAGGAGATATAAGAGATGACTAACGATTTAGAAACTAACGAACAAGTAAAGAAAGCCTTAGCAGAAGTTACGAGAAGTGAAGCTTCTCGAAAAGCTTTTGCTGAAGTTATCGTTGAATGGATTAAACCTAACCATTTGACCACAGATTTAATTTCACTTTTCTTAGATACCCGCAGACTTATGCCTGGGGATATGCTAATTAAGAAACTTCGTAAACCACATGTCAAAGTTCGCCGGTTCGTGCCTGGAACTGTGCATCTTGCTGATGAAATCGAAGTGACAGACCGGATCAATTATGTTCTTGAGGGACATATTGTGAAAGTTATGTGCAATCTTTGGGAACTTGAGCATGGTGAAATCGGTACAGTTCAGGAAATTCGCCAGGAAATGACTGGTAAATTAGTGGACTTCTATGCAGGAAAAGTTTTTGATCTTCTAACCACAGTTTGGACTGCTGCTAATACTCCTAGTAATTATGCAGAAGTTTCAACTAGTGTAACCAAGACAGCTTTGGACGCAGCCATCGACGAGATTAACTATCGAGCTGGCGGAGTTCAGGCTATTGTTGGTGTCAAAAACTCCTTACTCCCAATCACAGATTTTGCTGGATACTCAACTTATGATTCCCACAAACAAATGTCTGACCCAATTCTCACCGAAACTTTACGCACTGGTTGGATTGGACAGTATCGGGGTGTAACTAATATTATAGGTCTAGAGCAGATTTGGGATAACCCAGAAGATAATGCCACGATGATCCCAGAAGATAAAATTCTGGTCATCGGGAAAAATGCTGGAGAGTTCATTACTTATGGGGAACCAATGTGGAAAGAATATACATTGATGGAACCAACGCCTCCTTACTTCGTTTTGGAAGCGTATCAGCAATGGGGCTTAGTAGTTGATAAAGCCGAAGGCATCTATGTAATTCACATTGTGTAGCTTTAAAGTAATTTAGGAAGAAACAAAGGGGGAGGGGCTTCTCCCTCCCCCTATTTTATTATAATATATGGAGAGAAAATGGTAGATATAGCGAGCAGTATAGTTACGGCGATTATGGTAGCTCAAGAAAAAGGCGAGCCAGAACGAGTCTACAGAAAAGCTATTGTAGGTAGGGTAATAGCTAGAGTTATAGATCCTTATTCTGGGGAAAGAGCTGAAGTTCTTATTGAGGGAGTT